AACGCCAAGGCTCTATTTGCTCCTACGCATTACAACGAGCCCTTTGGTGGAGTGTCTATTGAGGCTCTATTCTGCGGTACGCCGAATATCACATCGGATTGGGGTGGATTTGCCGAGAATAATCTTCACGGAATCACAGGCTATCGTTGCCGAACCATTGAGCATTTTGAGTGGGCTGCTCGGAATATTGATAAGATTTCTCGTAAGACGTGTCATGAGTGGGCAATGAAAAACTTCAGTCTTGATCGAGTTTCATTGATGTATGAGGAATACTTTCAGACACTTCTTAAGGTTCATGATGGGTCAGGAGGGTATTATGCATATAACGATGATCGTAAGGAACTTGATTGGCTCAAGCGGTATTATCCTACAGGACCAGTATCGTCTTCTCCTTCGGATGAGGAGGAAATGTCGACGCAGACCGATGCGCTTGTACTTGAGACCAAACTTCCTGAAATGACACTAGATTCTTAAGTAGCCACTGAGGATCACGCTTTACTGTTTGTATCTTATATTGAACAAGCTCCCAATAAATAATTCGTTGAATATTGTCAAGGTCATCATTCAGCTCACAGGCCCGCCAATCTGAAACCGTTCGGGTATCAGTAAAGTGCTTGTAATTCACACCTGAACCATCATCGCCGATAGTGAAGAAAGATTTGAACTCGGCCGTTGAATTGACCCATTCTGTGTAAGTTAGCTCCTTAAACTTCATTTCAACAAATTCACATGTTTCCAATCCAGTGCATTCCATCTGCAACTGCATTTGACACATATACTGTATAGAAATAGGACTGTCGTCTAAGACACGAGAAATTGGACACTTGATCTCAATCAGACTTCCGGTTAAAGGATGGTTGGGAAAGTCTGGAACAAGAATACCATCGGGTGAGGCACCTAGAAATGAATGATTCGGGTGAGGAATACAGGTGGTATCAACAATTTTTACACCAGGGTTCATGAAGCAATAAATATCCTTGGCTACCGTCTCAAATCGAGTTCCCCAAATGAGAGACATGGCTCCACTATTGCCACTGTTCTGCCTTGCCACGAGTTTGGACATAACAATCTCATGCTTGAGAGCAGGTGAGGCATCGACACAAGCCTTATAGATTTCCGAAGCGGTAAGCATCTCGCCACGCTTATTATGCCATTCATCCGTCCGCTGATCATTTTTACCCCAGGTGTCAATAAGATACTTGATGTGTTCTTCCATTGTATTATAAAGAGATCACATGCACCGCTAAAATCGTTTTACATGTACCGTGACCAACAAAAGGCAATACTATGGATCAGAAAATTCAATCTCAAGAAGAATGGGTTCTATATCGTCTTGAAAAGTTTTATTCGAACGGCACTAATCTAGCTCGCATTCAAAGTATTATTGAGGGTAAGTCGGTTATTTCCTTACGTCTGATTGATTGGTTTGTTACGAACTATGCTAAAAAGTTCAACACGGGATTTATGACCAAGAACAAGAAACATGTGGTTGTGTATCTATCCTACAAGTCTCATCTCAAGGCCTACAGTAAAAAGATGTTTGATCCTTTTTGTCGCTGGAAGCGTATTGCTTTCAAGGATGTTCAAACGACGGTTGGACAACTAAACTTTTTTGAATGGGCTATCACCGATGAGGTCTTAGATTACGTAGAAGAACATCGTGAGGAAATTCATAAGGATATGGAGAGTCGAATCCAGTCAATGAAGCAGTCGGATACTCAACAAATTAAGAAGAGGCATGAGATTTCGAATTCTGCCACTAAGTCTCTGAAAATGCACGATATGCGTGTCACCGTTAAGTTTGATTAACTTTTCCTATAACAAATGCTTTCTAAGCTAAATCCCTCGATATGCTATAAAAATCTATCCCCTGATATTAGAACTCATGATCAGGACATAGAGGCAGATGAGTATGATTACAATGGCCGCCTAGTATTTCGAGGAAAGATTGATCATCAGTATGTTGAGTATGGGTTGCACGTGTATTGGCTTTACGATTCCGATATTAATTGCATAGGACTTTCAGAACATGAAAAAGACAATGAAGAAATTTTCGAAGCACTTTGGTTTTATTCGAACCCGTATTCGTCCATGCTTCAAGAAGATGGTTGGATGTCTATTGACAAGACCATATGGACACTCTTGTCCAATGAGGCCTACCAGGATTGTCTAGAGGAAAACTTTGAAACTGTTATTGATAGAAGTTTAAGTTCTAATATTCGGTTGGTAACTCCCGAAATGCTGGTAAATAAACCAGTCATTTATGAATGCAAAAAGTGTAATCGTAGATCGATTTCAGAGATGAAAACATGTTCAACCGTGAAAGAATCTTACTTTACAACAAAAATTATACTATTTGTAGATTCAGATTATATAATTTATACACCTCCGGAAAACTCTAAGATTTGGTCAATTCTTAATTTGCCGCTGCCCGGCGCTTCTTTACCGGAGCCGAAGGAGGCTCCTGAGGAGCCGGCTGAGCTGGAGGAGTCTCAGAATGAACCGGAACCTCTACAGGAGCCTGGCTCTCAGTCGGAGGAGAATCCTCATCATCCTGATCAATCTCCTGATCCTCAGACTTGAAGACATCTGCAGCCGTCATCTTCGCGTAGGGGAACACCTGAGCATACGTTAGACGCCACGTCACGCCAAAGCCACCACCAGCAATGACATAGACGCTACCGCTCATGATCAGGTTCGCACTGATTCCCTTGGGGAAGATCGACACCAGCGAGTCAGGCGTCGAGTAGATCGGGTTACCAACATTGTCGATGATATCCGTCTTTACGCTGCCATCGTACACAGGAACCTTCACACGGAAGCTGGGAGGATACTTGCCATTCGGCACGTACTCGCCATCAACCTTGTCGCCAGATACCGAGATGATCTTCTTGAAGCTGTCGCGAATAGACTCCATGGCCCGCTTCTTGCCGAACCACTTGCTGCTATTCTCGAACGCCTGCTGCTGAACACGCTCCTCAAGGTCCAGTAGAAGGTTGTAGAAAGCACCCGCCTCGCTTCCATCCGTCGACTTGTCACGTCCATACGGATCGCATCCCTTTAGAGACCCGATAAGCGTGTAAGACTTGTTACCCGTCTGTTCATCTGCACGAACGAGCACACCACCCGGAAAGCTCATCTTAGGAGGTAGGCGAATCTGAAAGTTCTGGCCAGAAAACTTCATCGTGATAGGAGGATTACGACCAGACTTAGCCTGGCCAATTACAAACGTTACATTGTTAATATCAATCTTGCTAGCGGAAAGAATGTTGTTAGCCATATTACTCTGTTGTACTTTATACAGGTGTGAATACATTTAAATCCGTTTTCAATAAAGATAGTAATATGATCACGTGCTTGTGTTGCAAGAGCAAGGTTTCGACCTTAAGATGTCCAAATCCAGCCTTATCGGGTTCCTTGTTTTGTGGGTTACATGTACGGGTAAAGAATCCCAGATTGTGGACGGTAGTACATAAGGTTAATGAACGACTAGAGTTGATAGTAAAAATATGGCGAGGTTATTTGGTTAGGAAAAGAATTCAGTTAGCCGGCCCCGGTGTCTTGAACAGGTCAAAATGTATCAATAATGAAGATGTAGGAACACTTGACGAAAAGCAGACGGTTCACCCGTTTGATTATTTTGGGTTTGAAGAAGACTCTAAGCTTTATTGGGGTGACATACGAAGCATGATAGCTATCTTGGGATCAAATCTGATTCCAGTAAATCCCTATACTCGAAATCCCTTCTCGATCGAAACTAGACGTAGATTGCGTGAAATTTACAGATACAGAATCCGGTCAAATTTGCAGGTTGATCTCAATGAGAAAAAAGTAGATATAGATCTTGTTATCTCGGATAGATGGCTACATATTTGTCAAATTATATATGAACATGAAATTGGAGAACTAAATCCAAATAGACTTGTCTCTATGTCTCGGAATGATCTAGTACAGTTTATGACTAATATTTTGGAAGATACTCATGCGTGGGCGTTAGCACATAAGACGTACGCCTCAAATCGATACAAGTATTATTCCTTGGTTCGCACTGGTGTTACAAAATATTATGAAATTTTTGACATACAACGTTACGCATATATCACATCAACCATCCTCCTCTTTATTTTGTACGATTGCAAGAACTCATACGATTTCTCGTTTATAATTTTATCGTCGTTTTACAAATTGTGATTTAAACAGGTCAGGATACTAGTAAGTATACCAAGTGCGTTAGAAATGGCCTCCTCAAATACTCGTGTTAATTCAAACAACATGGCCGCCGACAAGAAGACCTCAAAGAAGACCGCCGAGTCCACCCCTGCACCTGCTTCCACGAACCCTACCCCCGCCGCCAAGACGTCTCGCAAGGCTGCCTCCAAGTCGGAGGTGACGGTACCTGTTGTTGCGGAGGCGTCTCCTGCTTCCGCTGTTGCCCCGGCCGAGTCTGCGGCGGCTGAGGCAACGGATTCTCGCACGGCTGATGCGATCCTTACGGCTCTCCAGGAGTCTCTTCGCGCGATCAGCACGGAGATGACAACGCGCATGCGTGATGCCGTGAAGTCTGCTCTCGAGGCGAGCAAGGCGGTCAAGCGTGAGCTCCGCAGCAAGGGCAAGCGTCACCGTAAGGATCCCAAGGACATGACGCCTGAGGAGCTAAAGGTCTACGAGGCCCGCCGCGCCAACAACGCGTTCCTCAAGCTCCGCCCGCTCAGCGATGAGCTTTCCACGTTCATGGGCCTTCCCGCGAAGAGCCAGCGCAGCCAGACGGACGTCACGAAGTTTGTGGCGACGTACGTGAAGACGCACAACTGCTTTGACCCCAACTTCAAGCGCCGCATTCTCCCTGACCAGAAGCTCGCGAAGCTTCTTCGTGCCAAGGACAAGGAGGAGGTCACCTACCTAAACCTCCAGAAGTTCCTCAAGGTGCACTTCCTCAAGCCGGCGGCGTAAGTTTCTAGTTTTTGGAAAAACTAGTGGTGGACGAGTCAACAATAAAAATTTACAAAATAGCTACCAAATGGTTATCTATTTTGTAAACTGAAGTTAAGATTGGTTTGAAGTTTCATCTTATTCCGAGGCGAGTTCAGAATCGGAAAGTATTAGTTCATGAGGAAGTTCAAGGTATAGAATCGTACTAAAGAACGGCGTTACTCGGTGATCTAAGACAACTGAGCGTATTTTTAGATTGTCAACTAGGGTCGTTAGTAGTCTGTGGAATACACGATCCTTTTGCAATTTATTATCAATCTTAGTCTTGCATACGTTCCCATCCCAGCCACATAAGGCGCCATTACATTTCGATTTTGTGAACTGACCACAGGGTACACGTATCTTTGATAAGAAAGTAGCTGGTTCATCAATATCTACGAAGTGTGTGGTCTTATTGAACCACTTTTTCAAGAGAGGTTCAACTTTCTTTTGAGGAGGATGATTGTCAGTTAGAACGTCGCGTAGATCAGAATATTCATCATCCTTGTAAATATCATTCGATAACTCGAAAAGTAAAAATTCAAATACCTCGGCCGAATAACTAATTTCCTTACGAATTTCTTCAAGTTCAGGTGAGGGCTCACCAAAGACAAGTTCAGCCTCATCGTATTTCTGAACTGTACTTGTGACTTCCTTTGTCTCAATGGTTGTTTCCGTTGGTTCGGGTTTAACAGCAATAGGAAGACCACTTTCAGTCATAATTTCAACTCTGTTCTTATCTGCATCAAACACATCCTCGCGCCAAGCATATCCCTTCGAATAACCCTCAGCAATGATCAGGTACTTTCTTACTGTATCGTAATCAGGAAACTCAGTTATCTCATTATAACCAGATATCTTAGATTGTATCACCGAAGGTAGTGGTGTGCTCTGGAAAGGTAAGATAAGTTTATTCTTAATAAAGAAAGCCTGGCCCCGACCATACGGGTCTAAGATAATCTGATAG